ATTGAAGCTGGGGATGTGAAGGCGTTGAAGATTACGTTAACGATTTTAAATCTGTACCGGGTGTGGCCGTGCGAGCCTAAGCTTAAATTGGAGACTATCACTGATCCTTTTAAAGGGTTAAGTGAGACGTTGCCAATTAGAGAGCTTAAGGCAGTAATTAAGTACTTTCCTATCTCGGGGAAACCCGAGAAGGCTAGTGGTCTTAATATCACGACAGCCGGTTCGAACTTTAAGATTAGCAGTCTATCTGCTCCTTTTGACGCATTTACCTTTGCTACCCATCCGAGGTTGTTAGCTTCGCTTGAAGCTTACTCTCGTGCCACTGATAATCTCGATTTCTTTCATGATTTCGAGGAAGAATGTGGGCGAGTGCAGACATATGTGCGTCAGGAGTGATTAGCCTGAGTCTCAAAGAAACCTCTTATGCTCGGTAAGCTTTCAAAGAAATTTGAAGCTGCCGGTAAAGTAAGGGTCTTTGCGATTACAGATTGATGAACTCAGTGTTTCTTTAAACCTCTTCATACTTGAATTAACGATATACTATCTAAAATTCAAAATGATGGGACATTCGATCAATTAGCGCCTCTTAGATTACTAACTGGCTCGTTTAGAGTAAGTTATGATCTGAGTGCTGCCACGGACCGCCTCCCTATAGCTCTCCAAGTACAAGTACTTGGATTGGTTTTAAACCAGGAAGCAGCTATAGCTTGAGCATCTCTCCTTAGTGATAGGGATTGATACTTGAAGGAAGGTGAGAAGTGAGTGGCTTATCGATATGCGGTTGGTCAACCAATGGGGGCCTACTCGTCTTTTCCTATGCTAGCTCTAACACATCATGTGATTGTGCAGGTAGCGGCTAGGAGAGCGGGGATTGGCCAATGGTTTTCCAACTATGCAATATTGGGTGATGACATTGTAATTGCCGACCCTAGGGTTGCTCCTCATTATCTACAAATTATGAGGGACACCTTGGGTGTAGACATCAACTTGTCAAAGTCCCTTTGATCTGATATAGGTGCTATGGAATTCGCTAAAAGATTATTCTTAGGAAAGATTGACTTATCGCCTATCTCTCCAAAGGTTCTCTTATTAGCAGTCCGCAATATCTTTTACCTTCCTGATCTCATTAGAGATATGGATGCGAAAGGATATAAGATTGATACAGAATCCCTGTTAGCCTTAGGACGAACGTCTCGGGGCCCTTTTAAAGGGGCTTCAAAGAACAACGTCTTTAAGGCTGTATGAAGTTGTTTCTCTCCTTTTGGAATTCTTTCCGATTACCCAATACAATTTCTCGAAATTGGGATGAAAAGGGAGGAGTTACTGTTCAAGATTAGGGATTTTATCCTTAATTATGCACATAATTCCTTGAATTCCGCTCTAGAGCGTTCAAACGCAGCCAAAGATAGCTGGTATGATGCTAGAGAAAGTGAGAGAGGGGGGTTACCAGGAGATATAATNTCAGAGTTACCATCAACACGTTGTATTGATTCCTTTATGTTTGGGAAACCAATCAACGTTTTCGACAAGTCCTATAATCCATCCGTAGATTTATACAGGTCAAATGTCGATCCGATGAAGCACTGGTTTTATATATCTGAGTGAATTAGTAATAATCT